CCTAGTGCGCACGTCACTGGATACCCGGTATGTTGCTAGTTTGCGAAAAAGAGGGATAGAAGAATACATAACACTGTAAGCGAATAGCACATCTGCAAAGTACTTAAACGCCCCCTCATTAGTTCGACAGTGTATGTGTGACCCCATGGTAGCAAATGTTTTATGCGGGTCTTGCACAAACATATAATGCTCCTCACCATCAACATCAACGCGGACGAGTTTGCATTGGCACCACTCGACCTCAAAAATGTTACGGGCCACCTTCTCAACCCTAAGCTCCTGCCCAAACGCAAGGAAATGCTCAGGGAGCGATTTTAGAACTATCGCCAAATCATCAGGGTGCACAAAGACCAAACAGTCATCACCGTCAGAAAGGAGATCATAGCGAGTTATCTCCATCATTCTGAAAGACGTCACCAACATCCCAAGGATGACAACCGTGTTGCCAAGGCCTGTGTGCATGTCACCAGACATACGCGAACCACGAACTTTGCCGCGCACACCATTAGTGTTGAAGTTGTTGACCTCAAAACACTTGGTTAACTCCCGCAAGAAGCTACGGTGTTTTACGAAACAGTTTTGGTAAAACCGATTCTCCACCTTTATAACTCCTTGAGTGACGTGTGAATCGAAGCCGGTACAATCAGTTGAGAGGACCAAAGGGTCCACACCCCAACGTTGCCGGAACAAACGATACTTATACCCCACCGCGTCACCCCGCTGAATTTTATTCATGGACTTTCCAATCCAAGGATTTTGCACACCAGATTCTCTCTGCACACACCAACGGGCCAGCGGACCCGTAGCAGAAAGGTGCTTATAAAAATATGACTCCATGGGCTTAGTGAATTGCGCCCAAAGGAAATTAAAATGTGGATGCCGGGGGGAGATGTTGCGTGGCCATTTCTTGACACTAATTGACTCAACCTTGGCAAAAGGCCGAACCACCGCAAACTTCTCATAAAGCCACTTCCCGGGCATGAGGCAGTAATCAATTGCCTCGGTTATTCTAACACCACAAATCTCCTTCCAGTACTCGTAAGATCGACGATAACGGTCTGGATCGGCCACACAGGTATGAAATCCCAACATGCCTAATTGTGACTCGATTTGGTCATTCTTTCCCTTGAATGCTTGATAGCATTCCTCCGCGGTTAAAGGTTCACCACTGGTATGGTCACGGAAATTCTGAGCAAACATCTGCAGTGTTTTACCCAGCTGGGCCTCATAATAGTCATCTGACTTGGGGAAAGGTTGAGGCCCATCTTTGGAAGCATTCTGAGCAAGCCGCTCAACGAGTGCTACCTTGTTGTTGCAGGCACAAGAATCATTACATTGAAATTCACCAAATTTCGTGAATGATCTTATGAACGCCGAAAGAGGATTCATTGTCAGCTTTACAATATCCCTCTTTGGGTCGTCAGAGTGGGCTGGTGTTGATTCAATGGTGTACTTACACCGCCAGTCCTCTGGGTACGCTTCAGGTGGAACAGGAACATTGGGAGGAGCAATGAACTTACCATCTACGTAAAACCCAGGACGATACTCGTCACTCTTTAACCTGCAGCAACGGAGCTGCGTGGAAAAGATTGTCAAGGCGGACGCCACGACCCCCCGCCCAAGTAGTTTAAACGGCACAGGGTCTTGGCTACACGATCATAAGTGTCCGAATACCACGACATATTGCGGGCTGCTGCACGCACAATATCCTCTTTCGCCGCGGCATATTCGGCCAATCGCTCCTTATGGTCCTTGAAATACTTCTCCAACCCCTGTATGCAGTGCGCGTTGTAAGAGTTTGAGACATACTTCAACATCGCTTCTGCATTTTGGAAGGTGATTTTATTATTTTGCACCTCCCAAAGAAACCCGTTCAACGGTGCGGGTTTCAAA